CACCTCTTGGAGATCAATTGCTATATCGAGTGGAACCTTTGGCCAAAATCACTGCGATGGATGGATTGACTTATACTTACCGTGACCTAGCAGGGTCTACTCAGTGTTTGTCAGTCCGTTCGGCGTATTCTTATAACTCTCAAACCGGTGCTGGCGATTGTGGCTCCGTGCTCTTGGTCAACTCTCGGGCAGTTCAACGTAAAATATGTGGGATTCACGCCGCAGGTAACAAAGGATTTGGCTATGCCACATCCGTTACTGGCGAGGACCTCGATAGAGCTCTCTTGAACTTTGTCGGGGAAGCCCTTGATTTTGAATTGCCCAAGTGTGTGGATCCAGAAGCGCCACTCGCGCAATGTCGCGATGAGATGCCTGACGGTGAGTTTGTTCCAATTGGAATATCTTCCATCGCAGCAGGCTCTCCCGGCAAGAGTGATATAAGACCCTCCCCCATTCACAATGAGGTTGCAGGCCACGAGTCGATCCATTTACCAGCCGCACTGAGACCCATCCTTGTCGATGGTGTCAAGGTGGATCCTATGAAAAAGGGATTAGCCAAATGTGGTGTGGCTACTAAGTGGATCGATTCAGCTACAGTGGACATGGCCAAATGTGATTTCCGCTCTGTTTTATTTGCTAATACCAACGAAAATTATCGGCGCGTTTTAAACTATGAAGAATCAATTACGGGTACCGAGGATGATTTTATGAACCCTATGAATCGTCGTTCATCGGGTGGTTTTGGATGGTCTCAAAAAGCCAAGGGCACAATTGGTAAAACTAAGTGGCTTGGTGATGGAGAATACATTCTTGATGACCCTGTCTTGAAACTTGCGGTTGAAGAACGTGAACATTTAGCTCGCTCTGGGATCAGAGCTCCACACCTTTGGGTAGATACCCTTAAGGTGGAGCGCCGACCCATAGAGAAAGTTATGGCAGGTAAGACTCGAGTGTTTTCTGTTGGTCAGATGGATTATTGTTTGTTGTCTCGGAAATATTTCCTAGGTTTCAATGGTCACGTAATGTCGAATCGGATTGGAAATGAAATTGCTGTGGGTGTTAATGCATACTCTTATGAATGGACTGCATTGGCCTCACACTTGTCAAAGAAGGGCCCGCGTGTTGTTGCGGGAGATTTTTCAAATTATGATGGCACTCTTAATCCTCTGATAATGCATGCATGTTTGGATTTGATTAATGAATGGTATAATGATGGAGAGGAGAACGCTCTTATTCGTAAGGTGTTATTCCAGGAAGTCGTTTCATCCATTCATATTTGTGGTCAACTAGTGTATCAATGGACTCATTCACAACCTTCAGGCAATCCGCTGACAACTATTCTCAATTCTATGTACAATTCTTTGGCCGCTCGTATTATCTATATTAGGACTTTTGGCGAAATTAAATCTTTCGCTCAAAATGTTAGTATGATTTCTTATGGCGACGATAACGTTTTGAATATCTCTGAGGACATCATAGATGCTTTTAATCAGGAAACGATGACAGTAGCCTATAGGGGCATAGGCATGGTGTACACTGATGAGTCGAAAGGCAAGAATCAAGTAATGCGGAGCCGTGCTCTTCATGAAGTAGAATTTCTTAAGAGGGGATTCGTGCGTCGGGATGGTCGATATGACGCTCCATTGTCCCTAGAGACCATTCTTGAAATGGTTTACTGGGTCAGGGGTGAATTCGACCATGATGACTTGTGTGTTTCCAATTGTGAAAATGCTTTTGAGGAGCTGTGCTTACATGAACGTGAAGTCTTCGATTTGTGGAGTGCGAGGATTGCCAGTGCGTGTAGAGCTAAAAATCTTTTCCCAAAATTGCATTCTTATGACAATTTTCGTAGTATGTTATTCCTAGGTACTTTAGGTGGCGATAGAG